ATCAAAAGAAAATATCCTGGTTTATCACAAACATTTATTAGAGGCTATAGAGACCTTATCAATAATGATTTCTTTGGCACTAAAGATAAAGACCTTAATGATATGCTTCTTATTGATAGATTAAATATTCATTTTAAATCTTCTCATGTAGAATCTCCTATTACATTTTCTGATGATTATGAAAATGATGTAGTTTCTAGAATGAATAAATTAGAAACTTTTGATGATGTAATTAAACTTGCTGAAGAATTATCAGAGTATTGTAAAGACGAAGCAGAACAAAAAGAACAAGAAATGATGTCTCAAACTGCTGATGATGATGGTTTTGATTATGATGATGACCAAGATGACCAAGACGGTGAAAGTCAATCTGATCCTTCAGATGAAGAAGAAGATGAAGAAGAAGAAAACGGATCTAAAAATTCTGATGATAATGGTGAAGATGATACCAAAGATGATGAACAACAACAATCTGAACAACAAGAAGAGCCAGGTCATGGTCAACAATCTGATAAAGAATTAAAAGGTGCACCTGCAAAACCTGCTGAGACACCTGAAGAAGTATCTGCTCAAACAGACAAATCTTGGGAAAGTAAAAAAGGCAATTTACTAGATCCTAAATCTAAGAACAATGAATATATGAATATTCATACTTTCAAAAATACTAAAGATTATGTAGTAGATTACAAACAAGTATTAAAAGATTTTAATAATGTTATGAAACCTGATAGTGATAATCCTAAAAAATCAGAGTCCATTCTAAGACTAGTTTCAGAGTATAGAAAATTTACAAAACAACAAAGTAAAAAAGTTTCTTATATGGTCAAAGAGTATGAAATGAAAAAGGCTGCTGCCGCTTACTCTAGAACTAAACAAGACAAATCAGGTGTTATTGATCCTTTAAAATTACACTCTTACAAATACAATGATGATATCTTCAAGAGAATGGCAATCACACCAAATGGTAAAAATCACGGTATGATGATGTTTATAGATTGGTCAGGTAGTATGCACGATAAAATTACTAATACTATTCATCAACTTATGAACCTAACTATGTTCTGTAAAAAAGTAAATATACCTTTTGAAGTGTATGCTTTTAACAACGATGGTTATGATAGAGTTAAAACAAATAATAGATGTCCTGTATATCAAGATGGCGATATCACTATCGATAACAGATTAAACCTACTTAATTTTGTTTCTTCTAGAATGAATGCTCAAGAATATGAAAAAGGTATGATTAACTTATTCATGCTTGCAGAAAAAAACAATCCTAAATATTCTCTTTCTAGAAAGGCATATAGAACTATGGATTGGGATGAGATCGAACAAATAAGATCACAATGGTCTTGGATAGGTAATTTACCTAGAGAACCTTGGGGTTATCATATGTGTTCTACTCCCTTGAATGACGCTATCATGGCTTCTATGCCAATGGTTACTGCTTTCAGAAAAAAGTATGGCATTGATAAAATGAATACTGTATTCTTAACTGACGGTTCGAGTGATGGTGGTTTCGATAAAATTATATCAAATGTTACTGAAGAAGAAGCAGAAAAAAGATATTATAAAAGAATGGTTAATGGTATGTATGCTAGTCAACCTCATTGGGAAAATAATATAGTTTTAAGAGATACAGTTACAAAAAAAGAATACCAAGATGTGGGTAGAAAACAACTAACTGAAAGTTTACTAGACGCTTTGAGACAAAGAACTGGTACTAAAGTTTTAGGTTTTTACATATCAAGTGGTAAAAAGATTGACGGTTATACTTTAGATCATTATTTTCCTAGATATGCTTGGGAAAAAGGTGACAAGGCTTATGATAGAAAAAAAGTAATGGCAGAGTATAGAAAAAACAAATGTCTTATTGTAAAAGACAATGTTGGTTATGATGAGTTTTATCTCCTTGCTGGGGGTGAAATGCAGATATCTGATGGTCAAATGGCGACACCATCAGAAAATGCTAAAAAGAGTGAACTAAAAAGATTATTCGCTTCTACTCTAAAATCAAATAGAGATAGTCGAATAGTTCTAAACAAGTTCATTGAACAAGTCGCTTAACTTGAAGGAAACTTATATTATGGAAAAAACTAATACTCCAATTAATTTAAATTCTAATCAAGAAAAGTTTGTCAAGTTGGCAAACGAAGAAGGGTTTACAACCGAGATTACTAGAAAAGATATTATATCTTTACAAAGTAAGCACGGTATCACAAAACCTGCTTGGTTAATGAAGAATACTGCTTATAGAATAGGCAGAGCTTCATATAGTCTACCTACATTAGGTCAGATTATGGAATCTGAAACTAACGAAACTGTTAGTGAATAATCAAAAATCTCAAAAATATGGGGGGTTCGACCCCCATATTGAAGAAAAAGAACAAAGTATGAACAAACAAAATGGAAAAGTCGCAGAAAACAAGGGGAAAAAAATGGATTATATGCTTGACTTTTTCATCAAAATACGGTAGCATAGCACCATACTAAAGAACTACATTATGAAAGGACTAAAAATGACTACATTAAATCAAGATCAGTTAAATCAAGTTGAAGTCTTATATAAACATTATAAGAAAACTGATTTATCTAGATCAGAGATCAATGCCTTAGTGAAAAAAGGCACGATCAAAAATCCAAGTTGGTTGAAACAAGACCAATATAAAGTTGCTAGAGGAGTTTACTCTCTTCCAGTTGACGGCAACGATATCTCTCCTAAAATCAAGGAAGATATTATTTCAGAATTACCTAAGAATGAAACAGCACCTGTTGTTGAAACAGTAAATCAGGCTGCGTTTGTTATTTCATCTTTAACTGGTAATATTATACCTTCTAAAGATCCTGTGTTTGTACCATGGGGTTATTTTAAAGATATCAAATCGATTGTTTCTAGTAAACAATTTTATCCTATCTTTATTACTGGTCTTTCTGGTAACGGTAAGACTATGAATGTATCTCAGGCTTGTGCTCAAGCAAAAAGAGAATGTATTAGAGTTAATATTACAATCGAAACCGATGAAGATGATTTACTCGGTGGTTATAGATTACAAGATGGTCAAACTGTTTGGCAGAATGGTCCTGTAATCGAAGCGATGGAGAGAGGTGCAATACTTCTTTTAGATGAGATTGACCTTGCGTCTAATAAGATCATGTGTTTACAACCGATCTTAGAAGGTAATGGTGTCTTTCTTAAAAAGATTAACAAGTTTGTTAAACCTGCATTAGGGTTTAATGTGATTGCAACTGCCAATACTAAGGGTCAAGGATCTGAAGATGGCAAGTTCATCGGTACTAACATTCTCAACGAGGCATTCCTTGAGAGATTTCCTATTACTGTTGAACAATCATATCCTACTAACAAGATTGAAAGTAAAATCTTGTTAAATGTTATGTCCGAAAAAGGTCTTACTAAAAACGCTGATATTAAGTTTGCTGAAAACTTAGTTACTTGGGCAGACATTATCAGAAAAACCTTTTATGAAGGTGGTGTAGATGAGATTATCTCAACTAGACGATTAGTTCATATAGTAGAAGCCTATACTATTTTCAAAGACAAAATGAAGGCTATCGAAATGTGTACTAACAGATTCGACAATGATACCAAAACATCATTTATGGATTTATATTCCAAAGTTGATGGTGGGGAAGATGTCTCCACTTGGGGTCAACCGATAGTTGAAGAACCAGATTCCAATGATAGTGAGGATGATAACATTAGTTATTAAAAATCTATCTCATAATGTAGTCGAGTGGCACCGTGATTGGTGCCACTTTAGTATATTGCTTGACAATAAACTAAAAATATGATAGCATTAAAAAAAGATGACAAAAAGTAAAAGACAATTTAGAAAAGATGAACCACCAATACCATTTCATTTTAAATTTTATCTCATCTATTGGGAAGATATATGGAGTGATAGTGGTTGGCGTGATATCAAAGATATACAAAGTTCTAAACCTGCCATATGTGTATCAACTGGTTGGTTAGTTAAGAGTGATAAAAAGGTTCACATCTTAATGTCAGATTATAACTATGATGACAAAGGTGAATTAGCAGATGGTGGTAATACTACTGTTATACCTACAAAGAATGTAATTAGAAAATATGAGATCGAGGGATTATGAGTTTAGAAGTAACCGTTAGAAATAATAATGTAGATAAGGCCATGAGAGTTTTAAAAAAGAAATTACTTAAAGATGGCTTGATGAGAGAGTTAAAAGATAGACAATACTATTCTAAACCCTCTCTTGTAAAAAGAGAAGCAAGAAAACAGGCAGTAAGACGCCTGAAAAAAGAACAAAGATTGCAAGCATTGAAAGACGGTTTTTAGAGATTACTTGGTATGAATATGTTGCCCATATCAAATAATGTAATAAACAATGGCAACTATGACTTGAAGGAGTTGATATATTATGGGTAGAAAAGCCTTAACAAAAAAACAAAAAGTGTTAAATTTGTTATCAAGTGGTAAAGCAGTTGCTTGGACTACATTAAGAAACAAGTTTGATCTAACATCACCTAGAGCGATGGTAGACCAACTAAGAACTGAAGGGCATATGGTGTATATTAATCAATCATCAGACGGTACTTCTTATCGCTTAGGTACACCTACGAAAGCAATTTTAGCTGCAGGCGTGAGTAAAGTATTAAAGGGTAATACACAAGAAATCGTGGCTGCTGGTATCAGAGCTTTATACGGCAAACAAAAATACGCTTACTCTAATCAGTAAGAGTAGTTTATCGTATAAATAGTAATGTCGGGCAGTTCGTAAGTCCTAGACATTAGAGGTAGAGTGTCTTCCGCAAAGACACCATTTTGAGTTTTCGCCGTTTCTCTACAAAAAACGGCACTTACTGGTCCATTGGTCTTTGAGGTTATGAGAGCCATCAATTCTTTAGGGTAAATGTGGGTGAGACCTACCACTACCAGTTTTATAAGAGCTTGAAATTTTAAAAAGAGTTCTTATATAAATAATTATGATACGCTCATGTGAGGTATCGTTTAGATTAACTTGCTTAATAAGGAGAAAAAAATGACAAGACTATCTATATGGAACGATTTACGTCCATTCTCAGTAGGTTTTGATGACCTATTCGATCACTTTAACAATCAGTTAGAGATCAAACAAACACCATCTTATCCGCCTTACAATATCAATAGAATAGATGATTTGAACTATCAAATCGAAATGGCACTTGCTGGTTTCAGTAAGACCGATATTGATATTAAATATGCTGATAATCAATTGACAATTAAATCAGTTGATAGTGATGATAAGAAAGAAAAAGAAACTCTACATAGAGGTATTTCAAAAAGAAAATTTAGCAGAACATTTACTTTGGCTGAAGATATGAAAGTTAATGGTGCTGAATTAAAAGACGGAATGCTTTTAATCGAACTAGAGAAAATCGTACCAGAGGAAAAGAAACCTCGAACAATTGACATCAAGTAATTGTCAAT